TTAACCGTCTGGCGGTGCCTGACACGTTTCTTCTTCACGGAAGGTGCGGCCTGCTCCTTGCCATCAGTCACCACCTGCTTGGGAGGTTCTGGAATGACAGGGGCTTCCTTTACGATTGGCCTATCTTCCTGAACGGAAACGGGTTCCGTATTTCTATGTCTTCTTGTCATGTCGTCCTCCTAATTTAGATAAAAAACTCACGACCGTCAAGTGCTAGTTAGATAAGTCAGTCATCATGAACGGCCTTGCCGCCTCGTTCTTGATTTCTTCGAGCTTCTTATCGTTGATTTCTTTCCAAGTGGTATAGATTGTCTGTCCGTTCACAGTACCACCACCAGGAAGAGTGACTGTGTCCTTCATGAGAATGATGCCGAGCTGCATACCAGCCCTAGACACCACGAAGTCCCTGAACAGCGGGTTGGCAAACACTTCGGCCTGCTTAGCCTTCAAGTACACCCTTGCGATTGCATTCCTGTCCGTTTTCGGAGTAGGATAGACACGCATGCGGTGTTCAACGGGGTGCAGCTTGACGCTGTACTGCGTACCAACAATCTTCTTAACGTCTTGTAGATACCTCAGTGCGCCAGTATAAGTGATAAGGTCG